AGCGTGTAGAGAAATTAATTTCAGCTTCCGCTTCTACGTGGGCTTTCGCCTACATGAAAGAGGTTCTGAGACTAACCACTCGAGCTTTAGCTGGGACTCCAGAAATGGTCTCGGATAGCCCTGTAAGGGTTAAACGGGATCACTATGGTCTCCCTACGATCATCCCGATCCGGTTACGTGATATTTTGCGAGGTTTTATAGATAACAATTATTTTTACCATGCACAAACTGTGCGTCGTATTATGATTGCGACTCTAACTGTTATATCTAGCTGCCGTACTTTCTCAACGAAAGTGGAAGCTAAATTAGATACAATAGTAACTCCTTTCGAAGGAAAAGAGAAAACCTTACCTCAAAAAGAGGTAGCATCCGCCGTGAAAACACTAACTGGAGGCAAATTATCAATAGGAAGTTTTACTCCTGTTGTATCCCAGAAAGCGGGGCCAAACGCTCCCTTTAGTACTTGGGCTGCGGGAATAGACGCACTTGCGTTTATCCTCTACCCTAACCAGTTATGGACTTTAGTTCGATGGATGTATATCCAAAGATCCTATAAGTATATAGCTTGGTTACTATTTCTCATTATACTCTTTGGTCCAATATATCTATTGATATATAGCCTCGGAGGATGTAAGAAACTTGTACTAGGAAAGTTGTCTGTAGTATATAATCAAGCAGGAAAGGCTAGAGTTGTTGCTTCTACCAATTGGTGGATGCAATCAGCTTTAAAACCTCTGCACGATAATATATTTAAGCTTTTAGGAAAACTATCTACTGATGGTACACTAGACCAAGAGGCTGCATTTAGTAAATTTCTTACTAGAGCAGATTCTATTGGTGGTCCAAATTTCGGAAATAAACTATCCGGATTTGACCTTAGTGCTGCCACAGATCGATTACCTATTGACCTTCAAGTCCAAATTCTTAACGAATTAGGGATTGACGGGTCAATGTGGAAAGAGTTACTGGATATTGAATGGTTATACCATCCTGATAGATTCACGGACGAATATATTCGTTACGCGGTCGGTCAGCCGATGGGAGCTTATAGTTCATGGGCCATGCTTGCTGTTACACATCATGTAATAGTGAGAGTAGCGGCTGCACGTGCTAACGTTAAACCGAACTTTGTTAATTACGCTGTGTTAGGTGATGATATTGTTATTAATAATGATAAAGTTGCCGACTCATACCTAGTTATCATGGAAGGCTTGGGGTTGAAGATTTCAACCGGGAAATCCATAATTTCTTACAGATTCACCGAATTTGCTAAGACTTTAAAGGGTCCTGGATTGGATATCACTCCTCTAGGTCCAGGTTTAATTGTTGGTTCCGTCAGATCGCACTACATGGTTCCTGCCCTATTGGCAGTAGCTATTCAACGATTTATGTACTCACCACAAGAGGTTCTAGATCTGCTTAAGTCTATCCCTGGAGGACTCTTCAATAGAAGACTCATCCAAGAGATATGCCTAAACAGTGTGTGGCAATCCTTTCTAAACAACACCTGGTTAAAAGAATTAAGCCGACTGAACGTAAAAACGCTGAATCGGTATTCTTCATTCTTCGCGACAGATGTTCTCCAATTTCCATATAAGTTGGCAGACGTATTGCTAGCCAAAATGTACAGAGAATTAGAAGTTCAAAAGGAAAATGCTCATGAAGCTATGACTAACTTCCTAATGGAAGGGTTGTCACTTCTTGCTGCACGAGCGGTGCCACTAAGGGTTCTAGAGCTCCTTATGAAACCGTTTAACCCGGGGTTTTGGGTGTATATGCTTGACTCACTCGATCTCCCTATCCGTATAGAGCAACGTTACGAAGAAATTCGTAAAGGCTTTTACGGGATAGGAACCGAGAATGTGGTAGAGCAGATCCTCTTCCTCCAACGGTCTGATCCTAGGTTGTCTGTTTTAGACATCGCTAAGATGACACCGGCCCAAGCGAAGATCGCTATGCGATACTTCAAGGAACTCCAATATTCTATGGAGTGGAGATAGTGGAACTACAGTACGACGTCATTGCATGATTGCTATGATCCAAAGGCTTCACTGGCCATAACAAGTGCGAATGGTTAAAAGGAGATTACTCCGGGGTCCATTTCGCTCAGGGCGCAAGCCCTGAACCCCATAGTGGAACTACAGTACGAC